GTCCGGATGAGGGACGGAGGATTAAACGCCGGCACGTGTATAATTTGGCCCGTTGTCATGTTCTCCATGGTATAGGCCGCCCGGCCCGCCTGGCTAAAGTGAAGACGGAGCCAGGTCTTCATCTGCTGGGCCACAGCCTTCTTGGCCAGGAACTTGCCTTTGTTATTTGGCGTTGTGGCTATGCTCATCAGGTGATTTTTGTACATCTGGACCTTGTTGACCGGAAGCCAGTTTGGCACCTTTATACCGGCCAGGTATCGCGCCTTGAGGTTGGCCAGCTGATTCCGGCGAAGTACCTGATTCTTAAAGTTTTTAATCGCCCGATTCACGTTTGGCTTGAGAGCGCGCCCTTTGGCGCCCTTGGGAAGGTCCGTGAGAATCTTCTCTAGCGCATTCACGTTGTTATTGCGGGCGTTATTCCCTAGAGCTCCCTGAGCAACCAAGGCCGTCTCGAAATTGAGATTTGGAGTCGACGCAGAGTTGGTCCGAGCGCTATTCACGTTCTCTACTCGGCGCTCACTCTTGTGCCCCAGGAGCGCCGGGTACTTGTCGCGCGGAATAAGACCCTGCCAGACCGTATAGTTTGCCTCGGGAAGGAATGCTCGGGCTATTGCGTTCTGCTCAGCAAAAGGCATCGTGTCCCACTGGCGCGGGCGATTTCCGCGCTTCACGCGCCCGTTGGGCAGAAGCACCACGGGCTGCCCGTTGACCACGAGGTCAGGTGTATTGAAAAAGTTTTTAACAGTTTTTTTAATTTCTGTGGCTATGTTTTCAAGTTTAGACTTGTTCGAGACGGCCGCAATGTTCAAGTTTCGGGCGACCCGCAAGAGTTCCTCACGGGTGTACCGGTCGTATTGTTTGCCGTTGATACGGAGCCGCCCACTCGCGTTTGTGTTTACGTAGTGCGTCCGTTTCAAGTGCTGAACTTCGGGGCTTGTCGCAATCTCAAACTTGGCCCGGACGTTGGCCGGTATGCGAACGCCCGCCTTTTGGTAGGCGGCCACGACCGTCTTGCGAGCCTCCTTGACCCCCTTGGGCATCTTGTAAAAGTAGGGCGCGCCTCCGACTCCCGGTTTGACATAAAAGCCGTTCTTTACGGAATTGAACGATGGGGCTCGTCGGCCTTCCGTCTTGGCCGCGGGAGTATCTCCCTGAGTCAACCCAAGGAGGTTTCGGACAGAGGCCGGCACGGGAACTCCTGCATTTGCATAGGCCCTGAGCGTCTTGGTCCTGATGAGTTTCAGGTTCGCCACCATTGGATAGAACCGGGGCTGCCCGTTCGGTCCGGGCCGGACATAGAAGCCGTTCCGCGTATTGTTGTACCCACGGGCCAGAGCATACCTCGCGTTGAGCATACGGGCCTTTTTTGCGCCTAGATTCTTGCGTGCCGGAAGTGGGGGCTTGGCGATACCCTCATAGCCTCCCGCCTTGGCGTATTTAAAGACGGCGTGTGGATCCACACCATATTTTTTAAAAAAACTTTCAAAAACTCTGGCAGAGAGGCCCACGTCCTCAAACTTTTTAAGACCTATTGTGAGCATCGCGCCATTCGTGAATATCTTCATGCTCAGAACGGGCGAATCCTTCCACTTCAACTGAAGTCCCGAGAAGAGTTCGGGGGTGTACGTGGCGACGCACTTGGCAAAAGGTATCTTGTTCGTAATTTCTGCCACGAGTCCTTCAAGTTTTATGGCCCGGTTCACATTCATCTTCGTGTCAATTTTGTTTATGGTCACGGGCCGATTCCAAATGCCCGGATACATGTGTTTGTGAAGAAAGCGCAGGACCTGTTCGTGAGGGCCCGTGCAGGTGATCTGAATCTGGCCTTTATCGTAGTGCGTGACATAGGCGGTCGAATTGGGCGCCTTGAAATCGATCTGGAAGGCCCACCTCTTCACGGCCGAGACCTTGTTTGCTCCCACGAGACCCTCGCGGTTCTTGAGCCGGCGCACGATCGCCAGCTTTCCGGTCGCTTGATACCCCGCAATTTCCTTGACCCCTGGAGGCAGGGCATCGGCCGACAGGTCCTTGAAGGGAAACTGGACCGTGAGGGTCGTGGATGTTACGGTGGGTTTTGTGAGCGCATAGTCGTACGTGTTAAACTTATTTACGTACTCTGACTTTCTGGGCCTCCGGGCCAGAAGGGCGCGGCCGATTATACCGGCGGCTCGGGCCGTCTGCATTCTACTACATAACGGTATTTAAATCTTGGGCCAGGTCACACCCAAACACGAATGGCTGCGCGGCCAGCACCTGATCGCGCCAGGTGCGTGTCTCGGTCCGGACCTCGAGCTTGCGCGTGCTGAACGGCCCGGCGTAAAAGTCTGGATTGAAGCGCGGCCGGCCCAAGTTGTTCTCTTGGCAGTGCTGGTTGAAGCTCGTGACAAACTGCTTCTGAGGACAGAAGAGATCCCGGCCGTATGTAACCTTCTCGCTGGCCAGAAAGTGCTGGAGCGTATTGGTCACCATCGCCACTTGGTTCTGGATATCCATGAAGTACTTGGGGAGCACATTCCAAATGTCCTGGTCGCTGTACTTTTGAGAGTACTCGAGGTAGGCCCGCACGCACTTGCACAGAATGGCGGCCATCTCGGAATCGAGCTTCTCGTCGAGGTGAGGATCCGCCTCGGCCACTTGGCGCCCAAAGTTCCAGGTGACGAGCCGGCGCAGGACCGACCCAGAGTTGTCCTTCCAGTGAGGGACCTCGTTTCCGGCCAGAATTCCGGGCACGGTCCACGTCAGGCTCACGGCCGTCTTGTTCTTGCGCGCGATGCTCATATCCTCTCCGCTGACCAAAGACTGAAACTCGGACTGCTCGAGAGCCATGTCACCCTTGATCTCGGGACTGATGAACATGAACCCTTCGTGGATACTCTCAAGACCAAACTTTCGTTCAATGTTGTTCGAGAGCGTCCGGACATCCTGGCCTTCATAAAACTTTTTACAAATTTTTGTAATAATTGTAGACTTGCCTGACCGAGCGATACCCTTGAGGAAGGGGATCACCTGCCAAGAATCGAGCTCGTTGATTGGGAAGCACAGACGCCCGCAGAAGACGTAGAGCCACCGACAGACATCCTCCGAAAACTCCTGATAGTCCATGACCGACTGCATGTGGGGCGTGGGAACGTCGTACCAGTTCCAGGCCTCCAGCCAATCAGCATCAAATTCAAGATCAAAATACTTTGAAGAAACAATCGTCGGATCAAGGTGCTTGAACTCTTCCGACGTGTATGTATAGAAGCGAGTATCGTAGACGGGCCGAGAGTTTTTCGTCTCCTCCGTCAAAAACTTTCCTACAAATATTCCATTCTTGAACGACCAGACGTTGCGATTCTTTTTGATTGGCAGAAACTCCAGATCTCGGCAGTTGGTCAGATGGCGGATAGTGTCCGTGACGATGCTCCCCTTGCTCGTCATATTCTTCCACATGTCATACTTTTCCTCCTTTTGGGAGTACAGGTAGACAAAGTCCTTGATCTCCATGACCGGCTTCCAGGCCTTGGTCAGATGACCATCCTCGGTCGCAATCTGCTTGCAGCAGTAGTCGCCGTAGCGGCGCATCTTCAGCTTGTAGGTCTGATCCAAGAGGTACAGGAGAAACTTTTGGAAAGGGCTCCGGCTATCCTTTTCGCTATCGACATCCTCATTGGTCATCGTCTGACAACGAAAGAGCTCGGTCTCGATGGCCCCTTTGGCTGGAACACACGTGGGAGAGTTGATGCGTTCGTAGGTTCGCACGTACCGAAACAGCATTTCGTATGTGTCATCCACAGTCTCGATAAGACGGGTAATACGCTGGCCCATAGTAAACTCGTTCCCAGTGATATCCTTGCTGGGTGCCTCCCTCGTCCCCAGCTGACCTGCATGATGATACATGTCCGAGCAGATCGAGACGAAGCGACGGCGCACATCTGCCAGCGTATCGGGATTTACGTTTTTGATATTTCCGTCCGAGTATCCAAAAATTCTAAAGCCGTTCGTCCAGGGGAGATACTTGTCCCCCTTTTCGTTCAGACACATATGATCCTCGAGGTCTGTTACAAAATTGTTGAGATCCTCGGCGTTCATATTCATTACATCCGAATGGTGGAGCTCCATTCGGATTTCGTGATTCTTTTCAGGAGTTGTGCGATCGATCGTGTGGACACTCTCCATTTGTAAGAAAGGTCAAGATATTTTTAAGCAGGGATGTCCTCCTCAGCAGCTGGGCTCACCGGCTTGGGCGCGGCAGGCTTGCCCAGGGCACTAAGAATTTTAATAAGAATTTTATTCTGAGTCTCGACCGCCGTCTTGAGGCCGACCAGGGCGCTCGCGACCGTGTCGCCCTCCTCGGTCGTAAACCAGGACCCCAGGGCGTCCAGGAGGTCCGTCTCCCCAAACTCCTCGTCCTCGTCAAACTCCTCCTCCTCCTCCTCTGGGGGTGGGGGCGGCGGGGGCTTCTTCATGGGGGGCTTGGGGCGCTGGGACATTTACTAGTGGGCCAGGAAATTAGGGCCGGGACTTTGGCGCGGGATCGTTCTGAATTTTTTTCTTGGGGCATAGTACCAAGCAATCATGGCCGGAGGACTTATGCAGCTCGTAGCCTATGGCGCCCAGGACGTTTATCTGACCGGTCAGCCCAAGGTGACCTTTTTCCAGGCTGTCTATAAGCGCCACACGAACTTTGCGATGGAGAACATCCAGCAGACTGTGAACGGCACGGCGACCAGCTCTGGCCGCGTGTCGGTGACCATCGCCCGTAACGGCGACCTGGTCGGCAACATGTATGTGACCCTGCTGCCGCTCACGGCCGTCACCACCTCGACCAACAGCGCATTCGACACGTGCTGGATTGCCGAGCGCGCCCTGGCTGATATTGAGATGACCATTGGCGGCCTGCGCATCGACAAGCACTACCAGACCTGGTGGAGCCTGTACGCTGAGGTCTTCCTGAACGAGTCTGAC